ATTGGCGGCTTAACACTCACTTAGTTTCAGATGGAGATGAACCTAAGACTGTAGCATCAGAATTAACCACTTTCTGTTTCAGCAAACCCATACGAACTAATTCATCAGAGTTATTCTTATCAAACACAAAGGACAAAAACTTACCAGGTTGATTATCAAATCTAGTCCTTATCTCAGATGGTAACGACATAAACATATTCTGAGCCTCTACCTGAGCATTTAAATGATACTCATAGTCAGGCACTACCCCATTAACAACTTGAGCACTAGGGTCATAGGAAGGGCTTACAGAAGACATATAACTATTAAACTTAGTTAAATCCATTTTATTAATCTTCATGAAACGTTTAACCATTAAATTAACATCACAATCCTTCTTAAAAGACTGATCAGTCTTACCAGGCTTATCGAACATTATTTGTACACGCATATTTCCAAAAGTGTCAACATTAACTACATGTCTAATACCATTAACAACTTTCTCTAACATAAAACCTCCTAAAACTTCCTTCTTGAAGAATGATGACCTAATACACCACCAGTGATATTACCTTCTCTATCATAAAACTCAGTTCTAGACGAACCAAGACTACTAGAACCTATACCAAATGCCATATTAGCAATATGAGCACCAGTACTAGCTGCATCTAAAGCAGAACCAAAAGGAGATAAAACACGATTAATATAATTCATTACTTTACCAAATCTAGATAACTCAATATCCCTATTTCGTTCCTTAACCGGAACATCAGCTAAAATACTCTTAGTCTGAGCTAAAGCCTGCTGAGCACTAGCAGCATTAACTGCAATATCACTCTGTACCTTACGAGTATTCATCTGCATCAATGCATTCTGAGCAACTTGATTCTTCATATCTAACAAATGAGAAAAAGCCTGTGCCCCAGATGACACACCTCTTCCATAATCTGGATTAGATGGCATCTGAACAGCACCCGTAGTACCAGTTGGACTACTTGCAGGCTTACCAGTCATAGTAATATAAGGATTAAGACCAGCAGCTTCAGCATCCTTAACACCACGTTGGAATGCAGTATTAGACATACGCTCCTGAAACTGATTAACCTCTCTAGCAATCTGCAAATTAATCTTATTAGCCTTCTCCTGAGACGCTGCAGCAGAATGACCTGACATCATTCCACCAGCAGCAGAACCAGCAGCAGCTAAACCTGCAGCAAGCAAAGCATCATCTATACCAAACATTACAATCTCCTAATACCAGGAACACTAAACATAGGCATCGGACGAGCACAGACTAACTGAATATGCGTATCCGCTATAAAATCAGCATAACTAGTAACAGCTTCAATACGAGACATAGGAGGATTTTCTTGAATAAAATCGTCACCTAAAACAGGTAACGAACCAAAATCCTGAGCTAAATGCCAAGCAGACAGAGTATGAGTCGCGTTTGGGCGAAATAATCCGCTCAATCGCGCTGGCTTGAATCTGTAGTCGGCGGCATATTCTTGATAACCAAAAACTTCTTGATCTGTAGAATTACCTTGACAATAAATTTCCTGATTTAAAACAGCCTGCTCACCAATATTCGCAAAAGTAGGCCAATAAAAATCAAACCTTGCACTCCGGAACCAAAAACGTTCCGCACCTTGCCAATAAGTATAATCTGCTCTAACAGAAGCAATACCAAAAACATAACCATGTTCTTGAAAACTATATGTAAAACCACCATTAGCTAAAAAAGTACCAAAAGCAGACAAATTAGCCTGAGGTGTTGACTGACTTGCAATACCAGAACCAGAAGTCTGAGCAACAGGCGTAACTTGAACTCTATGAGTAGAACTATTCAAAAATTCCGCACGTTGAAGTCGCTGATCCGGTGAAATAATTCCGAAATGACTTCTGATAACCTCAGTATAACGAGTCCCGCCTCTAGCATCTTGTTCATATATCTGCTGAGTAGTAGCAGCTAATCGTAAAGCATTAATAGTAGTAGCAGCGACACCAGATAAATCTGCAAAAATTCCTGGTTGTACATCATAACCCATTACTCCAGAAGCATTAGCATTAACATACCAATGATCAGTAGTAGCTAAATTAGTAGTATAATCTGCATAAACTGAAACATCACCAGCACTATCAACCACAGATGGAGAAGTAGCACTATAAGAAGTAGTAGTAGAAAAACCTATTCCCTTAACAGGAGCATTTCCAACTAAAGGAATCGTTACTGCAGGACCTTTCTGAGGAAACGGTAACGAACTAGTAAAATAATCATAACGTTTGTTACGAAATAACAACGTAAAATCACCTGGAACATCTGGTCCATCATCAATAGGTACTGTAACCATATCATTATAATTCTGATCTCTATACCAATCATTATAAATTTGATAATAACAACGCAAAGGCAATGAAGTCGTTGTTACGTCAGCAACTAAAGTAGGCAAACCCATATAATCATAAATAGAACTCGTAGCATAACCGCCTACACCAGAAGTTATAGTCGGGAGTACGTAATCTGTACTACTATCGGTATCCGGAATATTAGCACCGTTGAAATTCTCCCAATGTTCCCAAACTAATCGGGTAGGACAAAAGAAAAAATGTAAATCAACATGGAGATTATCCATGATAGGGAACAGCAATGTGCTTATACGTCCAAAAAACGTTACATTGCAAGAGAACGTGTCGCCCGGCAAAGCCTCATCCACGTAAATAGGAATAAGCTGACCTGCATTAAAGGTCGTCTTATGTGTATGCGTCCGATTAAATTTCGTACGCGGTATCAACGCCTGCGGCGATCTACTAAAATCATGCTGAGCAATACGAGTCATAAGTAAACTCTCCTCCAAACAAACGATTAAAAATCGAAACAAAAATAGAACACGGTTCACCAATACCTAAATCAAAAGCTCTACACTGAGAGCAACTAACACGATGAACCTCTAACTGTTCTTCCATACTGACGCCCTCCGGTTGTCGGATCCCACACAAGTGTGGGATCTCATAAAACTAAACAGTTTTAACAAACTCAATAGCAACACCTAACGATGTTGGTGTATTAAGTGGTGTAATTAAACCAGTAACCTCGGAAAACAAAGCAATTTCAAACAAAGTAAAATCAGAAGGATACTTACCAATATTATTATCCTGAACATTTGCTCGCTCTGTAAACCATCTAAGAGCATCACCAGAATGCTTAAAAGGTAACGGCGACGACCAAGATTGAACCTTACTATCAAAAATAGAAAACAATTTAACATTCATCAAAAAACTCCATCCAAACTTCGAGGTAAAAAATTAAGACGTCTTTTCTGCAACTTCTCACGAACCTCTAAACGTGAAGGAGTATTATGAGCAGAAAAACGCTCCGCTTTCGCCTTTCTAGAATCTTTAATATTTGATAAACGAACAGAATCTAAAAACTCAAATTGAGTATCATAGTATTTAGGAACACGAAGTTCACGACCATTCATAACCACATTATCCCAATCGTAAGTACGTTTGTGATACTGATCAAACCAAATCTTCCCAATCCCAGGACGACGAGACATAGTAACATACTCTTTAGCAAGAGTTACAACATTATTATCATCATCAACAGCAAAAACACCATTCGCTTTATCATCTAAAACCGCATAATGTAAATCTGCATCTTTACCATTAACTTTCTTAATAATATAACGAGCAACATAAGCGGCAGACTCAAAAGTAAGACTACCAACTGAACAAAAACCATAAGGCAATCCATCAGAAGGATCAGTCCACAAATCCTGCAAAATTTGTGATACATACAATGAATACCCATTTCTGACAGTATGTAATACCTTATCCGGAAAATCATACCTAAAAATACACGCATGATAGTGAGGTCTCCCTGTATTATCACCATATTCACCACAATGAAAAAAACGTATCTTCGAACGCTTAATAGCCAACTTAAACAACAACCTCCTATTGACAAAAGGATATCTTTCAAACAATTTTTCATATTCAACCTTATAAAGATATTTACGAAAACGTTTCATAAACTTCTGAAAAATAGTTACATCTAATGATCCGTTAATAGGTAACTTATCATCATTAAAA